TTTCGGATGACCAGTAATTGTTCCGACCTGCAGGCTAGACTTGAGGTTGCCCACGTCAGACTTGAAAAAATGCATCATAACGATTTTTACATTTATTATGATATGTTCGATCCGTGGATCAATAATTCCAGTACAATAGCTGCACGCTCTGCCTACAAGCTTTTTGAAATACTGAATGAGTTTGGACTGACGCGATTCGTTGATACGCTTGATCTTTGCTCTGCCCCTGGTGGATGGACTTCGTTGCTCGCTCGAATGTCTCGATCTGTGCTCTCATACCCAGGTTTGGATTCCATGTCTCAAATTTCTAAATTACACGACAATGTTGTTTTGTGTACGAGTGATGGTCCAATGAACCTACTCGATGATAACCAATATGCTCTATTGCACAATGAATTGGCCAATTTGGAATTAGATTTGTTTGCCTTTGACGGTTACACCAATAAAGAAACTAACGCGATCTTGTTTGGTCGCGCAGTTGATCTTTACGAACAGACGAATTCAATGTATGCCATTTTCAAACTGTCTGATCCATTTGACCCAAGGATGCAAACGTCTATTAAAAGATTGATTAGGGGTAAGCGTACAAAAGTTTTGTGCTATCCCTCAGCTGTTCATGTTACTTCACATGAGGCTTACTTGTTTGTTACAAACGAGAATATAACACTTAACCCGTGTCACAAACCCTTTTCGTTGGAAAATGTCCAAGAATGGCGTTTGCAAGGTATGCAATGTTTTCTCGATGCTTACAACAATCAACAAGTCGTTGATAGATCTCATGACGTGGAAGTTCTGCGCTGTTTTCAACGCTATAAGCCAGTTGCAAACGGACAATCTCAAATCAAAAATATTTCTGTTAAGGTTGCACCACTGCAATCCGTGTTTGTTGATGATGATGATACTGCTGCTCAAGCTTACCGCACTGATATTGATGTATGGGAGTGTTCGGATCAAGATGATTCTGATGAAACTGTTGTTGATGATCCTATTGTTGATGAAACGCAAGGTGCCCCTTGCTATGAAGATTTGCCAGTCAGTTCAGATCCTGAATTTGCCAACTCGTGCGTTAGTGAAGAGTCTGATTGTGCCACAAGCCATGTGTCACAATTAAGAAACCTTCAAACCGATGTTGACAGACAATTCAGTGGCGAAACTGGCCCTGAAATTTTTCACTCGGCCGTTACGCACCAACGTAGCCCTGTCGTTTTTGACGATTATGACTCCGATGACGATGAAAATTTCGCCGCTCAGCAAAGCTGCTGTCGCGGTATGCTGAAAGCCATTGTTGAGTTGTATCATGTGATACGCCAGTCGTTACGTAGAAATGCCAACCGTGCTAGTGAAACCATCGTTGAAAGGTTTAGTCGACCAGATGTTCCGGACTATATGCCAGAAGCACACTCATACCACTTCTACGAAAATCGTGCCGCTGTTAATAAGCGTCACCAAGTTCTTGCCGCACTTAATCGATGCAATCGTGTTGCGCCTGCAGAAGCCGCCAGTTTGGTTAGTCAAGACAGTATTGATAGACGGTACAATGAATTGATGCGTAGACAACCCTCGCGTCGTACGTCACCTGTCCGTAAATCAACCGTTGTCCCTCAACCGAGTACCTCACATGTCGCCGATCCGCCTCAGTTTGTCGTGTTGAAAAGTAAATATTTGAAAATCGACAAAAGACTCAAGAAAATTAATGACAACCTAGTGCTCATTGAAAAATTCAATTGCCACCGCATTGATGTGACTAAAGATTTTGATATTGATATTGTTCACTGTTTGCGTATTGTTTTGGATTATTTGTATGGTCGTCACAAGTTGCCACAATTTAAGCTTGATTTTTTGATTGATAATCTTGTGTATTATTTGGGTTTTCAAGACGATTTTCTTTCCATGAAACTTAAAGTCAGGTTTATCCGTTGCCAACAACTACAGAATTTGACTATAAGTCGTGATGATTTTGAGTTCGTTGATGATGACATGTATGACGTTAAAGGACTATTGGTTGATTTTGCTAACAAGAGTTTAGGAGGCGGTGTTCTGCACCAAGGGTGTGTGCAAGAAGAAATTATGTTTCTAGCTTCACCCGTTTTGATTGCTCTTTCGATATTGCGCGTGAAAATACCTGAAGATTGTGGTGTTAGAATACTTTCTGTGCCTTTCCGTCTGAAACCTAGTGGTTACAAAAAGACTGTTAAATTCGTTCCGATTGATCCTATGTGTCGCGATATTCATGCTATCGACGCTATCAACTTGAATAAAGATACTTATGCTAGTCAGTTTAATAAAGCAAGCATTGACCGTGAGGTCCGCAAATTCTCAACGTGTTATGTTGATAATCATAGACCTGTCGTGACCGGTTCTTGGGGTTGTGGTGCCTTTGGAGGTAACACACAGTTGAAAACTCATATCATGCTTGCTGCTGCTGCGAAAAAGTTTACTGTTTTCTGTAAAATGCCGAACATCAAATTGTTTTTGGAAAAACCTATTTTGACAACGCTCTACAAATTTCTGAGAGTGCGAAAACGCGACGCCATGATGGAAACTGGTGTGCAAGAATCCGATAATTCTGATGAATCAAGTGTTGCACCTGTTGCCGTGCGTGCTTTTGAAGATGAGCCTCTAGTTGCTGAACCAATTGCTGATAGCATTGCTTCCGCCAGCGTAATTGACAAAGAAAGTGTCACTCATGAAAGTGAAACTAATGTCAGTGTCGCAGACGATGAAAGCAGTGAATCAAGTATTGACGTTGAAAAATTAGCCGCTTATGTACCACCAGCACCCAGTGCTTTTCAACCGATTAAGAATCGTGATAATTCGGAAACCGCATCATACCATTCGTTTGCGTCTACGTCGCAGTCTTTGTCTTCAGAACCGCCAAAGCGTTGTGGAGCAAGGGATTACAAAAAGAAAATTGCTCTCGAAGATAGACAGAAAATATATAACAATTATTCGTTGCCTGATATGAAGCAAGTGCTTCCACAAGTTGATAAACCGTCGACGTCTAGAGTGCCGCGCACAAATAAAGCCGTGAAAAAGCCAGTTGGTACTGGCGATCATCCTAATGATTATGTGCCTATTAGTGATTGTGATCAGAGTATTCATAATTTAGCCATTCGAAATTTTTACAAGTACACGAAGTATTGCGCTGATGCGCTCTACTCCAATCTGCGTATGTGTTCCAAATTTTGGGAAACTAAAGATACTATTGGTATTCGTAGCTTTTTGCAGAGGTCAAAGAACTTCAAAGAAGCTGCCCTCGTGATGTCTGCTAAAGCTTTCAATACACAATACATGTACATGTGGGACTTAGAACAGTGCAAATTAGTCACTAAGAAAGAATTTGTCCCCGGTAGTTTTTGTATAGTTTGCAAAGATTTGGAAATTCATCTGGAACCGCAAATTTTGAAGATGGCTGAAACGATTAGATATGGTCCACGCATTACTAGTAAGTGTGTATTCATTCAAGCTTGTCCTGGAAGTGGAAAAACGCAAATTATTATCGATAAAGTTAAGAACGACATCAAGAATAATAACAATTGGTTAATTGTCTGTGCCAGTCGGCAAAATCAAGCCGATATCATTGAACGCCTTGGATTGCACCCTGACGCCAAGTACGATAAGGTTCGCACTATTCAGTCTATTACGGCTAACGGTGCTCCTCATTACAAAGTTATGTATTTTGACGAGGTGTTGAAAATTCACCCAGGCAATATTTCCCTTGTTTTATTGATGATTCGACCGAAACGATATTTTCTTGCTGGAGATCTGAAGCAGATTCCTTTTTATGTTCGTAATCAAACGTTTTTGCAGACATACCCACAAGATCCTGTACCGAAGTGTGCAGATTTGTTCACACCGACGCGCACACTGACTGTTTCACACCGCATTCCATTGGACGTTTGTGCCATCCTGTCGCCTCTGTACGACGCTGAAGGTTTTGGTAAAATAACGACAACGAATCCGGTTTCGAAATCGCTCTTTACGCGCCCGATTCATAATTCTCGTGAGGTCACTGTCAAGAATGGTGATACCATCTTGACATTTTTGCAAAGTGATGCAACCACAATGCGTACTTTACGCCCGTTGTGTCATGTTTTTACTGTTGACGAATATCAAGGAAGTTCTGCCGATGAAATCCATCTTGTTCGACTTAACAATGTCCCGGGAACGCATATCTTTGATGATGAGAATCAGATTGTTGTTGCACTGTCGCGCCATAAGAAGAAACTTGTTTACCATACTACTGTGCCCCAAGATAAGATCTATAATATGATTCAGAAAGGGTTGAGTGGATCAGCTGTTCAATGCTTTTTGGCACAAAATGCTGGTTATCTCTCCCCAAATGAAAACATGTTTATGGAGTGCACTGATAAGCTTGGTCAGCAGGCTTGACAATCAGCCGACACAAACATCTCTGGTTTTTGGTATCTGGACGCGCCCCCGACTACTGCTAATCTGCCTATTATTAACGGAACTAACACTCGCATTTTGCACATCACTATTATTAATGACATTCGCGAACCAGCAACAAAATTCTCAACCGACTATTCAGGTCGTGTTCTTACTATTAATGTTGTTGGCGTCGTAAAACCTGTCCCTTATGTTGTTGAAACTGCTCGTAGCCATTTGAAATTGATGAATATCAACGCCGCTGCACTTAACACTGATAAAGTCACGATGGATCTTACAACTTTACAAAACGCGTTGTATAAAGCCATCCCCCATTGTCAGTTTCGTGTCGCCGCTGGAGATCGTCTCATAATACCTCGCACTGTCTCTGATGCTTTGGGACAAGCTGGACTCGTTATGGGTCCAGTCCCAATTTACGTCGAAAAACCTGATTTGGTTATTCGCCCTGTTTATGAAAATGTTTTTGCACAGTTGCCTGAGTCAGATCCGTTTATATTGCAATATTATCATGGATTGATTTTTCCTTTCGATACTTTTGTTGATTCAACTTTTGACGCCTGGATGGTCCACAACTCCTCAGTTGCTTTAGTAACTGATACGCCCGTGCGCAGTTGTCCCATTTTAGGTATCTACAATCCGAACAAATATTCTTGCTTGAGACCTGTTCTGCAGACGTCTTGTCCTAATCGTCGTGAATACACCCGTATGGAGTCTTTATTAGCTGCGTTCAAGAGAAATCTTTGTGCCCCTGATTTTGGTGGACAGCGTAGTATTGAAGACACCGCCCGTGCAGTTTGTGAAAATACGGTTAATGTCGCATTTGATAAGAGAAAGTTTGAAAAATATCGCAATTTGCCGATTATGGTCGATGGTAGTGAGTTGAGCGCTTGGTTGTCCAAACAAGCTCCTCACGTCATTCGAGATATTAATCCTGAGTTTAACTTTAATGAAGTTGCCTTTAATCAGTACTTCTTCAATATCAAACGCTCTCCGAAGCCTAAATTAGAACAACAATCCACCGATGAATACCAGGCCCTGCAGACCATCGTTTATCATCCCAAGTTTATCAATGCTATTTACTGCCCGATATGGAATGCCATCAAGCATCGTCTGAATCTAGTTTTGAAAAAGAAGTTTCGTATTTACACTGACATGTCACCGGAGGCTTTTGCTGCAAAACTTTCCGAAGATTTTCCGCCGGAATTTCTGGCTGGTTGTTGCGTCGATGAGTCGGACATGAGCAAATACGACAAATCGCAGGATGAGATTGCACTATACTTGGATTGTCTTTTGCTCTCCATGTTCGGTGTGCCTGCTTATTTCGTAAATTTGTGGTTTAATTGCCATTTGCTCACTGATATACGTGACATAAAATTGAAAATATTTCTTCAGATCGCTGCGCAGCGTAAATCTGGTGACTCGTCCACATTTGAAGGGAATACGTGGTTACTTCTTAACATTCTTTGTTACATTTTTGATTTGCGTCCTGCCGAGTTGATTCTTTTGAGCGGTGATGATAGCTGTATTTTTT